TTACCCATCGTCCACCTCTTACGTTTTTGGCGACCGAGATGGGCATGAGTACCCCGGAGGCTTTGGATTCAGGGTTACCCATCTTGACGGTCTGAGCGCCCCAGGATGTTCTGTAGGTTTCGCACAAGCTTTGAAGTATGGACGTTCTGATGATGAACAGTTCGTCACCGACGCCGTGAAACCACAGGTCGGGGTTGGGTCCTTTGGGATGTATGCCTGACGGTTGTCCGTGGTCGTAGGTTTGCAACGCCATGTTGCGGGAGTACTCTGCCATTTTGTCGTGTTTGACTTCACCTGTCAGGGCTAGAGTGCCGTAAAAAGGAACGTCTATATTCAGGCGTAGGTCGTAGGTATGGTCCTTGGGCTTGAAGACTTCGTACCCTTCTTTGGTAAGGTAGTTTCTTACCCGGCGCTCAAAGTATTCCCCTTCAGCTTTCTTAGCTTTCCAATCTGCGTAGCGTGGCCGATGTTCATATGCCGGAGGGTCGGTTTGAGGGTTGTACACTTTAGACATAGTTCACCCGTACTTTCTGCGGTTTGCTTTGAGTTTAAACTCGTAGGTTTCATCGACAGGTTTGTTTCGCATTATCTCTTTTGTTTGGAAGCGAGAGCTACACGCCGGGCAAGAGTAGAGCCGCAGCATCTTATCTTTTCGCCATGACTTATTCAGCACGACGGTTTTGGGGTTGCTACACTCAGGACAATTCACGGCGTAGCTCCTGATAGGTAAGCTCCACATACTGGTCGAGAACCCGTAGCTTGTTTATCTGTTTGATACCGTGCATCAATGAAGTGTGGTCACGGTTTAGCACCTGACCTATTTGTGTCAGTGTGCAGCCCGTAAGTTGATAGCTTAGAAGGTAGGCTAGTTGTCGCCACGGCATGATAATCTTATCGCGTTTACGCCCGGTTAAAACCTCTACTTCGATATTACTGTGGCGTGAGATGGCAGCGAGTACTTTTTGGATTGATACATTCGCGGCTCGACTTCTGATATCTTTGTACCTAGATGCAGTGCCTCGACTAATTTCTTTTTCAGGCGGTACACTGGCGTCTTGAAACCCTTTACGTCCTCGACCACCGTGCAACCCAACTGCCCTTGAGGTCCTATCTCTTTCGTGTCCATGTACTGAAAATCCGCTAAATACTTGCATATTAATCTCCCGTTTATTTCGCACCTGAATAATGGTTGGAGTCTGAGGTCCTTTATTTCCCCGGCCTCTAGTCTTGGCTTTATTCCAAACCAATAGTGCTTTGCCTCTGCCATGCTGTCGAATACATGACCGTCTAATTCTACCCTTTTAGCCTTGTACTTCATGCAACTTGCCCGGCTGCACGACGTACTAAAGTAAGCTTTTGCTCAACCTCCAAGCCTAGCTCTTTGCAAATTAAGTCCTGCAAATAGAGGTTTACCGACTTTCCTTCATCTAAAGCTTTAACATTTACAGCTTCTTTTATGGTAGGATTTAGCCTTAAATATATGACTTCTGTCTTCATAAATTTTACCCGTACAAAAAAAAGTTACGTTTACCACTTGTACAAACGCTAGCACGTTGCTATCTATGTGCATAGGTGAACGATGTATAAACGAAAGGTAACCAGATTATGAAAGACGAGCAAAGCTATATGGAGTTGTGCAACGAAATCCAAGAAGCCGCCGACAAAGCGGGTTTAGAAAATTTGGTTGATTGTGCAATTCATGGTGAAGATGCGGCGTTTGCATACGGTCAAGACAATTACTACGAAGTAATGTGTGATTGCGCGATTGTGTTTGCGGCGAACCAATGTGAACAGCAATACAATATCAGTCTTAACGATTTATTAGGGAGGGTGGTTTACTAATGACACTCAGCCAGACCAGACCTGACCACGGCGTGCCGCACACAGGCAAGTTCGCTTGTTACGTTCGTGTGTCAACTGACAAGCAAGACGTTGAAAACCAGATGTTCGGTATAAAGGCTTATTTAAACGGCGGTGACCATACCGTTAAGTGGTTCAAGGAAGAAGGTGTTAGTGCTTCAAGCGATTGGCACAGCCGTAAAGAACTGCACAAATGTTTCGACTATTGCCGTAAAACCGGGGCTACAATGGTGCTTTATTCATTGAGCCGTATGTCTCGACGCACTTGGGAAACGCTACGTTTTTTCGACCAAGAGGTTAGCACGGGTAGAATTAAGCTCGTTGTCGTAGATAATCCGACAATGGACCACAAGACTATCGGTTTGCTCGCCGGGGTCTATGAAATGGAAAGGCAAATGATACGCGATAGAACGAAAGCATCTATGGACCGTATCAAAGCAGAGATAGCTGAGAAGGGCAGCTACACAGCTAAATCGGGTAGGGTCATTACTAAAATGGGCAACCCGGTCGCCGTTGAAGAAGCGGCACGAAAAGGTAGGGAACTACAAGCCAAACTCGCTGACGATAGAGCGTCAGATGTATGGCCCATGATATCCAATATGTTGGAACAGGGTCATAGCCTACGAGAGATAGCCAGGCAACTTAACAGGATGGAAGTACCTACGCCATCCAAACGACGCAATCCAGATTTATCAAAGAATACAGAGTGGTATGCGTCAAGCGTAAGTAATTACATCAAAAGAATGAAAGGCTAAATTATGACTTACCAAAATAAAATAAACACAACCAAAGAAACGCTTTCTATGCTAGAGCGCGAGTACAACCGTCAAAATATCAATGTAGAAATAAAAGTGGCTCAAGGCACAAGAGTATTTACAAGCGTAGCAGAGCAAAAAATTGTGGAATATTCTTTGTCGAGCTTAAATAGACGGCTTTTTATGAAGCATTTAATTTTAGCTTTCTATGATAACAACCCACTTTCTTATAACCAAGTTAAGAAGTTACTTAACATTTCTGGCAATGGTTTAAAGACCATGTGGAGAGAGTGTTACGATGCAGGGTGGATACTAATCACAAACGAAACAGAAGCCAAAACTGAGACAAGTCAAACAGCCGTAGCATCTGAAGAATTAGTAAGGGCATATGACAATTATTGCCGTTGGCTTAGAAATACTTGGAAAGACATTGGCCTTCGCAACGTATCAACTGCTATCTTCGAATTAGAGCAAATGTTGGCAAATGAAGAAGCCCAAAAACCGCCAAGTTACTTCGCAAAAAATGTATAACCGTTTCATATTGATACTTAATACAAAACATATACCTTGGTAAGAAGGAGAGTGAACGATGAGTAAACGAACATTGTACCCGTCCTACAGTAAGAAGGGATACAATTATACTTTGTATAACATACGGAAGGGCGTTATGCGTTTTAAGCGTAGGCTCGATATACCGATGTGGCACGTTGACCATCTCAATAAGAGTATCGAAGAACTCTCTGCTTTGGTCGATGAGCTTAAAAGAATCAAGAACTCTAACACGCTTAGAAATTCTGATAAGTGCTTGTACGCTCAGATGACCATAACAACGGCGAACGCACGATTTGCAGCCATGACCCCAGAGGACCCCAGAACACGGGGCGCTGAAATGGGTGGATATGGTCACGGTCACGGGTATGTAAATACCAATGGCTTTAAAGAAATTGCAGAACGTGAGGACCTGTTGGAAGGACCAAAACCCGTAGAATTTGACCCTAAAGGTTAGGTTTTACATTTGTAAAAAACCCTTTGTCAGTTATACACGGGGTATAAGTGGAGTAGAAAATGAATAAAACATGGAACTTTGTGCGGGAGCCAGTAAGAGTTTTTCGCATAATATATATTATCTTAGTGCAAACAGCCCTTTCAGGTTTTCAGAATAGACAGGTGAGAGTGTACAGTACAGTCTGTACTGAAGCAATACTGTTGATACTGTTTGTATACAGTATGTACTGGTTATTAGTGATTGGTTGCGCCCTCGATGACAACTGTGCCGCTGCACAGGGGTACTAAATCATGCCAAAATTAACGAGAACAGGCTACGAGATTGGTAGCTCGGAAGCGGGTGCTATTGTATTACATAAGACTAGCTTTCAAACACGGCATGAAGTTTTACAAAAACATAAACTTGCCAGGGCAGGGGTTGAATCTATTGATGAGGGACGCAACGAACGCGCCCTTCGTCGTGGTACTCATCTTGAGCCAAGCGTTGCAACTTGGGCTAACGAAGAAATAGAACGTCTGTCGGGTGGTGATGCGATTATGTTTGAACCTGACACAGCCTACCGCAAAGAAGGTTTTGGCATTGCTTCAAGTATCGATAGGATAGTTGAAATCACCGAACCTCTTACACTTGAAAAGCATGATGGTGGTGAAGTCACGTTGATGGGTCAGGGCATTGTCGAGATTAAAACTGATTTTTATCACAACGACAAACCTAAACCTGAGTGGATAATTCAAGTCATGCACCAAATGTTCTGTGCAGAAATGTCTTGGGCTATCATTGCGTGTATGTGTCAGAAGGGAAGGTTGCATTTGTACCCCGTGGAATGGAACGGACCTATGGTTGAAACTATGGCTGATTGTTACGCCGAGTTCTGGCAACTTGTAAAAGAGGATGGTGAGTACCCGCCAACAGCCGACGATGAAAAGCCTGAGTATCAGGATATATCCAAGCACTTGGAAAAATCTAATCAGGATTTGGCTGCTTTGTGTAGTGACTATCTACAGTTTGCCGGGGCTGAACGTGCGGCAAAGACTGAGAAGGACAAGCTCAAGGAAGCGATAACCGTGTGCCTTGATAGTCTTGATGTTGAGTACGCCAAGATACCCGGCTTTCAAATCAAAGCCGCTTCACAAACAAAAGAAAAGAAAACACAGGTGGGAACCGGAGAGTTCTACGAAACCGTGTCTTTCTCAATAAAGGAAACAACTTATGAATAGTATTGTAACGAGCCGTAAAACATTTCAGCCACAGACGTTGGATGAGGCAATGAGATTTTCAGACGTAATTAGTAAGTCTGCTTTGGTTCCCAAGGACTACCAAGGCAAACCCGCCAACTGCTTGGTCGCGATTCAATGGGGTATGGAACTTGGCCTTGCACCGCTTCAGGCACTCCAGAACATCGCTGTTATCAATGGCAAGCCTTCGGTCTACGGAGATAGCTTACTGGCTATGGTGAGGGCTGATAGTCGCTGTATGGGCGTAGAGGAAACCCAAGAGGGTGGGGTGGCTACTTGTATCGTCAAACGTAAACTTGCTGACGGTAGTGTTGAGGAAGTAAAAAGAACCTTCTCAATGAAGCAAGCACAGCAAGCTCAGTTAGCTAACCGACCTACTTGGAAAGCGTACCCGGAGAGAATGTTACAACACCGGGCGAGGGGTAACGCCCTTCGTGATGCTTTCCCTGATGTACTCCGGGGCATTATTACAACTGAGGAAGCACAAGACTACGATGACCCGAAGGATGTAACACCGACACAAGAAGCTGTGGCTGCGCCTACAATTGAAACTTTGTCTGCGCCAAAAGTTGAGGAAGCTGAAGTTGTACCGGAGCCACCAGTATCTCAGTTCGATAAGTATCTTGAAAATGTGGCAGTCGTGCCGGAGAAAACGGAAGCTATTGTTGCAGAAAGCTTTACGCTTTTTGTTCCAAACAAAGACTCAACCATATATCAGGACCCATTAAATTATATGGATGCGTATAATGATTTGCTTCTTAAAGTTGTTAAGGCTTCAGGTCTAGCTCCGGCACAAAAACGTACCAAGATGAAAGAACTTGAGCAAGCTAATTCAGAGACATTTCAGATTATCCCTGAAGACATGGCAAGAGAACTTAAAGAGAAACGAATTTCATATAACAAAGGATTGAGCATAGAGGAAAGAGACAATGGCACAGGATAAAGTTGGACTGACTCCAAAGCAAAAGGAAGTGTATGAGTTCTTGAAAGCATACCAGAGAACGTATGGGGTGTACCCGTCAACGTCAGAGATTGCAGCGGGTGAGTTAGATGGGCGGCAAGTATTACCCCGTCGCCACAAGTCTGCTTGTTGGGCTATCATGACTAGGCTGAAGCAACGAGGCTACATAGAGGTCATGCCCTACGTTGCTAGAGGGTTGCGAGTTTTATGACAGTAAGTCCTTGTCGGCTTTTCTCGCACCACCCTTACCACTAACAAAAGATTTGACCCGGCCCATTGCCCAACTGTGTGCGCTTTGACCGGGTCTACTACCACTAGAATAAAATGCACCCAAGCCACGACGGTACACTTTGTTCAGGGTAGACTTTGAAAACCTACTTGCCCCTTTTATACTATCAAATTTAGCCATCAGGTTTTACTCCTTTGCTTTGAAATTCTATCCATCATTGCAGGGGTCAGCTTACCCATCAGATACAAACGTCGTGTGCGTTTGATTTCGTTTCTAGTTTTGTCTGGGTTCTTTGAACCGCTGACGTACTTCTTTGGCAGTCCAGACTTCTTGTCCTTGGCGACCTTATCAAACTTACGCATTAGCCATCTCCATAGCTGCCTTGAGTGTTTCCTGATTGCGTCG